TATCCACTTGTTCTAATCGTTCCTGTTATCGCTAATATTGTCATTGGCAATGGTTGAGTTTGCTTGACTGTAATTTGTCCTTCTCTATCCCATCCCAAATTCGTAACTCTTTTATCCCCAGTAAATGCCGTAATTGGTTTACCCATATCCATTGCTGATGTTCTAAATGGTAACTGGTCGCCATTTATAGTAGCACCTACTGTTTTATATAGTCGTACTAAAACTTCATTATACCTTTTTTTTCTGCCTTGTGCAGTAGAACCTGTAGATGCACCCGCTTCTGTTCTCATAGTTTTTAAAGTAGAAATATATCCTAATCCTACTTCTATAGTTTTTGTTGCAAATGTACTAGGCAAGCTAACTGTTACAGCACCACTTGTTACCTTCTGTACGGGGTATACAGCATCATCTATAAGTATTTGTACTGTTTCACCTTCTAAGTGATCTAACCCTGTAACTGAAGTAGATGCACCCGTAACTGTTCCTGACAAAGCAGAATCCTGATTTATTGTACTATCAAGATATTCTACATATTTTACTGTAGATCCGTTGATAATTCTTTGTACTATAATCCATACTTGATTTTCTGTTGATTCTGTTATTGATGTAACTGATTTAACTGCCGCTAGAGTTTCATCCGTAATTGCTACCCTTACTTCATCTGTACTTGTAACAGTAAGTAGTCCTGTTCCAATAGGAGAAGTTTCCGTAACTGTAACAACATTAGATGCTACTGTAGCTGTAAAATCTGCGTGTCCATTTATTGTAGTTTTTAAATTAGTAGCTGACGTATTGTTATTCGTTTCTGTTTTAAACTCATCCGTTCCTGCCGTTCCTGTGGTAGATGTAAAAGTTGTTGACGTACCATCAGATTTTGTAAATTTTAGTTTCGTTCCTGTTTGAATATTTGAATAATCTGTAAGGGTAGCAGTACAAGATTGTGCTTTACCGCCTATGACATGTCTATGCCAACCGATAACATCTTGTTCTCTTTCGTAAGTCATGCCTAGTAATGTTCCGTCATTTCTTACTGCCCAATATATTTGCCCAGGTTCTTGTGCATAATCTACATCTACAATTCCACCTTCTGTAATATGTTCTGCAAGCAATGTCATATCAGGAGCAACATACGCATCATTTTGAAAACTATATGATAACTCCCTAACTTTTCTTTGTTGTCTTTGTAAAAATAATATACTAGGCCCAACTTGCATAGGTTGTGCAGGATAGTTACCATAAGTAGTTTCTTGTTTAATATTTACATTAGTTGGTTTTAATGGTTCTCCTGTAGGTCTATCAACTCTAAATTCACCACCTGCTGTACCTATCATTAAATCTCTAATAGGTGCTAACCATCTAATTAAATTAACTCTATTAGCAGCAATAGTATAAATAAAAGCATCTGCGGCACTTGCATCTCCAGTATCAAATTCTTCATACAATCCAGATTCTGATGCCCATATAGTTTGTGGATACGAAGTTGATCCTGCAAATATTAATCTTTGTTCAAAAAATGATACTGCACCTGGCCATCCTGTTGTATCAGACCAAGCTCCTAATGCCCAAGTTGTACCCCCAGAACCTGTTGCTGCTACTATTATAGTCCATGTTACAACAGTCGTATTTGTTCTTGCTGTTATTTGCCCATAACCATCTCCTAGTTTTACTAATCTGCCAACATCTGTAGTTTGCCAACCATCTCCATCATTAATACCCGTTGTAGCAGATGCGGTTAAAGTTCTACCTGTTCCTACAGTTGTTGCACTTGTAGTTAAAGTTGTTGCTGTTGTATTAGTATCTAAATATGGTCCTTTCTTAAAATCAACAGGATTGGTTAGAGTCCAAGTAGTATGAGCTGTCCTTGTAAGTTTTGTTGGTTCATGTGATGGATGAACTATATACATAGTATCAGCAGATTGTGCAAACTGTAGATTAAAAACTTGTGCTGCTGTATATGGTGTACTTATTTCATATACTTTTTGTGCTACCCCTGCAGAGCTATATGCCGTATAACTACTAGAATCTACACCAGACAATTCAAATGTATTAGTTGTCTTATTTGCTACAGTATATCTTCTTCCATTTACTTCTGTCATACCAACGACACTATTAATCCATACATGGTCGCCATTACTATATCCATGTGAACTTGCTGTCACTACTGCTGGATTTGCTTGTGTAATACCCGTAACAGTCTTATCGCTTTCTACTATTTGTCCATTATCTTTATAGAACCTTATATATGTAGCTCCAAACTCTAAAACATATGATTGTGTTACACTAAATTCAAAAGGAATTAATCTATTAACTGCCGAAGAATCTTTTACTTCGCAAACAAATCTAGTTCCATATCTTCTTTCTGCTCCCCCTTGTGGGAACACAGTCATATTTTCTAAGGTTTCACACCCATTTGTATATTTATCAAAATCTACTTGACCAGCTAATTTAGGAGTTATTTCTCCTGCTGTAAAATTTGATTGAAAGGGATGTACTACTGATCCATCTGATGTTGCTGTTGATTTTGCCATTATTTTCTAAAGTCCGTTAACGTATCAGAAACCAAGTCGTCTATAAATCCTTCTTGTCCATCAATGCTACGGGCTTCAGAAAGTTTTAGTTGATAAAGTTTCTGCATTTGTGCTTGTAAAGTTACACTATTGGTTACTGGAAATGATAATTCTAAAGCCATTTTTGCCGTTAGTGTATCCACAAATAAGGAATCAAATTGAACTGTATCTGTAACTTTTGCTATATATAATATCTTTGCCGTACTTTCATCTGTCAATAAAACTCTACCTGTACCTGCTAGATGCTCTATCTTAAATATATAGTCCTGATACTCCATAGAAAGAACCCTTAAACAGTAAGGATCTGTCGGTAAAGAATATTGATATGCATATTCGTATGCTGGAGTTGTTGAAAGTTGAGCTAAAGTAGCCCTTGTTATTGCAAAATTCCAAGGATGTGATCTGAGTACAGCATCCCTAGCTGGCACATATAACGAATTACATAATCTTGCTCTTTCTGTGTCATCTGTAAGCGAGGTAATAGGATCATCTCCTAAAATACGCAAAGCATTTGAACAAATTGATACCTCTGTTGCCATAACTTTATAATACTCGTAGGGATGACATAATTCAATATATCACCCCTACTCTTTCTTTTTGTTACTAATCTACAACGTATGTTACTACTGTTGTAATGTCGCCAGCTGCTGCTGTTGCTGCTGCTGCAGACATTGTAAATGCTACTCGTAAAGGAACACCTGGGTCTGAACTTAGACCACCATCTTCCCAAATAAAGTTAGCGACTGCATTTACGTTTCTAGCTTCAAAAGCTACTTCTACACCGCTTGTATTAGCTGCTTGTAAAGTTGTTATAGCTGATGCATAACAATCTTCATCAAGTACAGCTTCAGCTGCATAAGAAGTAGATGAAGCATCTGTATCTGTAAATGTAGTCTTTCCGTTGTATAGACCGACATTTGTAGCTAATGATGGTGTGCCACCACTATCTAAATCGTCATTATATACTAGAATACTAGCTATTTTAGCATTTGATGGTATTTCAGCAAACATGATAACATCATTGTCATCAATATCGCCTGTACCAGCTGCAATAGTATCCATAAACACACGCATTTTTCCATGTCCACTACCTGCTTCTAGGAGTATTCTTGGTGTTGTGTCAAGATTGGTAACTTCTACACTATATACTGTTGCCATTGTTTTTACTCTCCTCTAAATAAATTATTCTGTGCAAGCAATTTCCACCATTTTTTCTTCTTCGATACGAGTTGCACCGATTGTCATGGATAGGAAAACCTGTGTTGCATAGTTCTTGTCTGCTCTTTCAGATATTTTAGTTTGAATATCTGCTCCAACAGCAAGACCTAATGCAGATTGTGTAAACATTAACACTTGTCTATTACTGTTGCTATCCAACCCTAATCTTTGGGAACGAATAAACTTACATCCTAGATAGGTGTCAATTTCTCCTTGTGCCAATGCTTTTACAGTATTGTAATCAGCAGAAGTGACCTGTGTTACGTTTAACAAGTCGGAAATTTGACCTGCTGCACATACTACAAATCGTGGTTCTTCTGGATCAACATCACTAGCATCAATTATTTCTTTTGCTGAAAGTAATTTCGCCAATGTAAGACCTGCAGAACCATGTGCTACTTTATTGCCTGATGGTAATGAAACTGATGTTCCACCAGCTACTCCACCATAAGCTGTTCCAGTAGCAGCAGCAATCAATGCATCATCCATTGCTCTACCCATAGCCCAAGCACCTGCTAATGCGTACTCGGATTGAGGGCTAATAAGCATTCTTACTTTATCTTCTTGGTCAATAAGATCTGCCCAGTCATAATCATCAAGTGACACTTTACGTCTGGAATGTGGTGTATCCATACGTGGAGTATCAGAGTGACGTGATGTTCTTTTCTGTGCAGCTGTAGACCCAATTCTTTCAAAGAAGTGTGCTTTACCAGTTACTGTTTCTGTTCTAGCAGCATCTTTTAGTCTTGAACCCTTTTGCTGTGCCAGATGGAACACGTTACTTTTGTACTGCTCAACAAAGGCAGTAGTTATTTGTACTGACATAATTCAGTCCTCCGTTAAAATAGATTTTTAAATCGGTTTTTATCCAAAAAGGGAAACCTTACAGTAAACGATACTGTCAGTCGGATTTTTTTATAGCCATCACAGCTAACCGATTCGTTATCCTAACAGGGCGAACTTGGTACGCAAATTATATCACAAAAAATTAAATATTGCCAAATACTTTTTCATGCAACTGTCGCATTTGTTCTACGGCAGCTCTATGATCTTTGTGTCCTGCATTAAAATATGCATGTTTGGGATCTGACATAACCTTTTCGATTTCTTGTTTCGCATCTAATGGAGATACAGATAATCTATTATTTTGCGTATTTTTAGCCATATCTTCAGTTACGTCTTTGCCTAAACGTGCAAACAACTTAATAACAGCAGGGTGATTTCCTGCTTCCGTATTCATAAGTTGCAAAATCTCATCATCTCCATAAACCTGCAAAGCTCTTTGTGCAGCTCTAACATTTCTATCATACTCAAATCCCCATTCTTGCTTTAAAGCAGTTTCAGCTTCTTCTTTTTGAACTGCCATAGAACTTTGTTGATTCTCAGCTTGATAATTTATTTGAGCTACTTGATAATCTATTAACGCACTTACTTGCTCATTGTTTAAACCAATTTTATGAGCAACATTTTTAAATTCGTTAACAGCAGCTTCTTGGAAGTAATCTTTATGAGTATCAGGAATTGTTACTTCATACTTAGTAGGTTCATCTGGCCTACCTAATTTGCCGTACAATTCACTTTTTTCCTCATCTGTTTTTGGCATAGGTACTCTACTACCAATCATCTTTTGTTGATGCACTACAGTTTTAGCTAAAGATTCCACATCCTTTAAATTTTGTAGTGTAGGGTCATTTTTCAATTCTTCTGGTAGAGTATCCCTCCAGTTTTGATTATCACCTACACCAGACCCAAGAACAGAACCTGAGCTTTGGTCAGTTGTTTCTGTTACTTCTGGGTTATCTTGCGACTCGGTGGTCATTGTTTCATCAGACATTTATTTATCCTCCTTCATAAGATTTTTTATTCTGATAATTACAGATCGTTGTCCTTCTCTGTAAGCTGTTTCATAAGGATTAGTTGAATACGAGCCCCTATGATAATAAGCTGATTCTAAATCAGCTAACGTTTGTTCTCCCTCTTTTGTATTAAAAGTGGTTTGATAATTACCTTTTAATTCTTTTAACTCTTTATCTAATTCTTCTTCTGCCATTATACAAGACCTTCGGCTTCTGCTGCTTCCATGGCTTCATTCATCAATTCTTGTGTCTCAGGTTTAGCCATTTCTGACATTACCTTTGCATTACTTGCTCCAGCTTCTGCTTGTTGCTGTTGCATCATCATCTCTTGTTGCATTTGTTGTTGTTCGGCTCTTTGTTGTCGTATTTCTTCTACTTCATCTACTCCACGAAGAACTGATTTAGGAACACCAAGTAATTCTGCTCTCATTCTTATAGCTTGGTCATGATTAATAATATCCAAAATTCCTGGATCTGCTTGTGCTACCTGCATTGTTAATTGATAAAGTCTTTCAACTGCTATTGCTTCTTCCATTCTTTGTGAACGAGCTAATGGACCAAGATACTCAATATCCATTTTCTCTCCTGTAATAATTTCCGGCTCTGGCAAAAATGCTCCTGCTCTATACATTATTCCAAATACTCTTTCAATAAGTGGGTTTAAAAATTCTGACTGGAATCTTCCAAGTGTTGGTCCAAGCAGTCTTTGCATAAGTTCGTACCTAACTTGTACTTCAGTAGCTGTCATTTGTGGTCCTTGTTGTAATTGTAGTTGATCCGAATAGTATGCCTGTCGTATAGCAGTCCTTAATTGTTGTGTCAATAAATCTGTTATCTGCCAATTTGTTCCAGTTTGTAGTGGCTTAACTGCGGCATCACTTCTAATAACAGTAATACCCCCAGGGGTCATTCTTACTTTGCCTATAACTCCATCATCTTGTACTAACAATGGGGGGTCAAGTTGTTTTGTCCATGCCTTTAACCCAAGTTCTACAGCTTTATTTAAGGTTTTTATATCTGGAAGTGCATTATAAGATGGTGAACGACCAAAAATTTCGCCAGTTGCTTTAGACCAACGTGGTACTAAATATGGAAATTCATTATATCCACCAGCTCTAATTACCATCTTATCTTCTTCGCATACATGACAAGAATGGAAAGGTAATTTTGTTGCTCCCTTGCCTAATGCTCTTTCATAATCTTCAAGTGGTTCAACTGCATGAATAAAATTAAACATCTTTTCAGGTTTTTCTTTACCAGCTTCTTTAATTTTTTCTCCTACATTATCTTCACCAAATTCTTGTATAGCTTGTCGTGCAGTTAATTTATATTTTCTATAAAGTGTATCTACATAACCAGCACTATTTTCTTGTATATAATATTCTGATACATGCAAACTGCTAAAATGAATACCACTTTCTGTAAATCCTTTATTGCCTTCTTCTACAAATAATGCACCAGTACCTATTGAAGTTAAATCAAGATACAGTTCGTGTACTTCTGTATTGAAATTATTTTCATTAAATGCGTTATACATTCTTTTAGCTGAATCTTCTAACCATAGCTGAACTTCTCTATCAAAATTCAAGTCAGTATCTCTCATTTTTATATGAAACCATTGTAGTGATGGTGATGTTAAAGTGCCTTGTAAACTTGCAGCTAAAAGATTATTTGCTGTTATAGCAGTAGAATCGAACAGTACTTCAACTCTTTTTTCACCTTTACTACGAACAAGAGTAATATCTGCCTTTCTCGGCATTACATAATCAAGAATTTCTTGCCAATGATCTTCCCACGTTCCTCTATCAGAAGCCATCCTATTTAATCGTTTCTTTATATAATCAAACTTATCATTAACCATAATTTGTTGAACTACCACCTAAGAGACTTTTTGCAGTTGGTGCTTCTTCTTCAACACCCATACCACTTGTAAGAATTGTTCCTGCCCTACCTGCTCGGCCTGCTCTTAATGTTTTTTGTTTTTCTTCCTCTAATTTTTGTTCTTCAGCATCCCTTCTAGCTATTACATCCTGATCTATTGGTGGTGGAGCTGCTATTTTTGGTTTCATACCCATCTGCAATTCTCCTTTAACATGCCATAAACTGCAGCATCTACATAATCATCTTTAATCTTCATCATACTTTTTAATACACCTTCTTTTTCAAAACCAACACCTTCAATTAGTTTTTTAATTCTATCATAATTATTATCACAAGTCGCTGTAACCCTATTACATCCTGCTTGATTAAAACAATAATCAAACATTAATTTAATAAACCTTCTTTGGCAAACTCTAGGATTATCTAAAGCAAGATGTATAAATATATTATTTCCATCATAATCCGAAAAGACTATTACACCCAATATTTCTTCATCTTCTACAAAGCCCATAAATGTATAATCTTCGGTATCGGCATGAATATTAGCCCTACCTTTTATCCAATCATAACATTTATCTTTCCATTTATTGTCTATTACAACTTCAATCATTATGAACCTAAAAGAGTTCTTGCACTTCTGGCTTTTTCTTCAATACCACTTGCAGTCGTCATTATCGTACTACCAGCATATCCCGAACCAAGTGCAGCTACCCTTCTAGCTGGTTCTGCAACATCTCGTACAGCTTTTTGTATGGGTCGAACTATAGGTTGAACTGCCTTTTTCTTTTTCTTTCCACCACTTACAGCTCTAGCAATAGGTTTGAAAACACTTGATACTACTCTAAATATTCCACCCATTTAATAACCCTTTTTTTTCCTTTTTTTTGGCATAATATATCTCCTATGCGAATACACTAAATTCAGAATCGGCCTGCATATGAACTGGTTGGTAATTTTTTATCCTAGCTTTTCTTAATGACATTACACAATATCTCATTGCAGAAATTACATCATCATGCATAGGAACAATTTTACCATCCTTTCTATGATACATTCTCAATTCTTCTAACAGTTTACTTTGATTTTTAAATATTTTCAATCTTTTGGTTTGCATCCTTGTGTATATTTCCATAATACCAGCTTCGACAGACACTCCACCAGTACCATCTTTCTGCCCTTGACTTGGTGGATTAGTAAAATGTTCTCTTGTCATATTCAATCCTTCCTGTCTATACTGCTCTGTAAGTGATTTACCAGAACCCTTATCTGCTTGTCTACCATCCATAGGCCAGATTACAGGAATCCAACTCCCTCTACTTTTTATAGCACTAGCATGAATTGGTACAGCTTCTTGTCGCATTGAATAGCTATCATAAATATATACAACATCACTATCTCTATCCCAAGTTATCCAAACTGCTGCCGTAGGATGATCCCAACCAAAATCTAAACCACATAGTCTTGCCCAATGTGTAGGAATATCTATTGGGTCACATACAACATCATCTTCTGCAATAGGAAATACAAGACCAGATCCTAGTTGTGGTATTCCTTTTTCTCTCATTTTTCTTTCGTGTGGTGGTAATGCCTGTAAAACTTGTTCTCTAACTTCTTTTGTCATATGTGGAGCATCATCCCAAGTAGCTTGCAGTAATGCTTGACCTTTCTTTAAATTGTTTACAAATTGTGCTACTGTTTCTGTCATCCCACTTTCTGGAGTAAATGTCATAAAAACGATACCCCCTCCATCTGCAGTTCTTGTCAATGCCTGAGAATAAATTGGAGTTGGTGGTTCTTCATCTAGCCATACTACATCTACAGCTTCTCCCATCCACTTTTCTTTACCCATTTCATATGCTTTAAATGCTATTCTTGAATTACCCCCAGTAACATGTTTTACAACTAATGAGTTTACAGCATTAGGTACACCTGGCTTTCTTACAGTTTCACCTATCAAATCGGCAGGAATAGACCCAGTACCTCTGGCAGCAGGATCATCAGGTTGTCCTAGTAGCTCTTTTTGGCATACATCTCTTGTGGTTTCATTAGATACCCCACCAACCCATCCTCGAATAGGCCTTGCAAACTTTCTACCTGTCCACCATTCAGGATATTTTCCAGTTGCATGATATGCCATTTCCATTGCACCACACAAACTTTTCCCCACCCTATTTCCTGCCATTAATAATCGTTGGGGTTCGTTTGTATTATGAAATTTTTGCTGATATTCGTAGGGTTTATAACCTGCTAACTGGTTCTTTTGCTTTCTATTTTCTAATTCTCTAGCAATTTCTACTGCTCTAGCTAATTCTTCACTCAATTTAGGATTTCATCCTCATCTTTTGGTATCATATCTATATCTAACTGCCAATAATGTGCATATAAATCATCTAATATTATCCTAACTCTATCCGAAAGAGCAACCAATCCTGGATCATGCCTATAATTTTTTTGACAATATGCAAGTAAAGCGATAAGTTCTCTATGCAACTGGTCAAAACTATCCCTTAATGCTTTAGATTCCATTATTCTTTTGTACTGTAATTTTAAATTCATTAAACCTAGTTTCAAGAACTTCAAGTCTTTTGTCTTGTATGTTTACCTGTTTGCTTAGGTCTTTTATTTTTTTAGTGCTAGTAGATTGTTCAAGCTCATCAAGTCTATTATTAAATACACCCCAAGCATAAAATCCACCACCTAACGTAGATACTATCCCAACTAATACTGCATATTTTTTTAATGTTTCTACTACATCCATATTATCTTTCCATCCTAGCTATAGCTTCTGAAGTATTTTTCATTCGTGTTTTTACACCAGCTAATTTAGTGTTTCTATATTCAGCATGATTAAGAAATTCTACACTTGCTTCCTTAAATTTACCTTCATTAATTAATTTAATAGTGTTAGAACTGCCAGACAATCCTCCTCTAAACCAAGAATCTAACATATGTTTTTTAGCATCTATAGTAAAATTTTTAAAATTAGGTATAAATCTTTCAATCTCAATTAAACGATCTTCAATATCTTCTTTAAGATAACTCTCTGCTTGTTCATTAGTTATTGTCATTCCTTTTTTAACATCAAGTCCATAATGTCCATAACCAATAGTATAATGTTTTTCTGTATCTACAGGTTTATAAGCAGTTAATTTTTTACCTTCTAATTTTTTTATGTGATTTACATAAACAGACAAATCTGTATCTGTTACATCTTCTTTTTTCTTTGTTCCCATTTTTATATTCTTACTTAATATAGTTGGACCTTCTTCTTCAGGTATTAAATCACTCATAAAACTTTCTTGCATATTAAAAACCTCGTAATCTTTTTAATTCACGTTCAGCTTGTTGTCTTTTAAATGTAGCTTCACGCAAATCATTTTGATATTTTAATACAGGATCATTCATTGTAATTTGTGCTACCCTGTTATCCTTTGTATATATATCTACCATATATTCATCTAATAATACCTTAACCTATGTTAATTAATAGATTCATCATCCGTTGGCGGTTTTGCAATCATCAAATTTCCCAATAAATGCTGTAATTCTGTTCTTAACTCCTCATCAGTCCTGCGATTAGTTACATCTTCAATTTTTGTAGTGGTCTGATAACCTGTCCTATCAAGAATCGAGTTAATAGCACCTAATCTTACTGACGGACTAATCTTCTCATCTTCAACTAATGCTTTTAACTTATCTACTGCCATTGGTACACAACTAGCCATTAATTTTTTAGTAGCTACTTCGATTTGTGCTGCCAGCTTATTTTTTAGTTCATAACCTTGTTGTTCTGCAGTCTTTTTGGAGTAGCCAGACTTAATCGCCGACTGTTTTGCATTACCTGTTTGACTATAGTGCTGAATAAAAAGTTTTTGTTGCTCTGTAAGCATTCCACCCATACATACATAATAAAAACCTAAAGCCCTAAAGTCAAGAAAAACAACAGTTAATATGCGATTTTTCCCTCCACTGTGGGAAGTGAACCATAATATATATAAAAATAATCAGTTTTGGGGGGTAGGGTATGACGCAAAGAAGCCCTCCCTTCTTTTAATTGGAGATGGAGAGGTGTGCGTGGGAATCCTACTATATGTCTATTTTATTCCACGTGGAAACAATAATCTATTATAGACATTATGGATATTATGGATATTATGGGTAGATATTTATTTTATAAAGTGCTTGACTTTATTATTCAAATATGGAATAATTGAGTATAGTTAATTTTAACACTTAGGAGGTGGCAA